GCACGCTGCTCAAACCGCGGCGTCGGCGTTTCCGGCGGATCTTTCGGCCCCGCCAAATGAAACACCATGCCGCCCGCTCCCACCGTGGCTCCGCCCTGCTGCGACATCGGCATCAATTGCCCCTGCCCCGGCACCACCGGAATCGGCGTCAATGCCGAATGCACGATGCAGTCGCCGAATTCATTGCCCAGCCCATCGCGGAACTGCGGATCAATCCCCAGCGACACCTTATTGCGCGCCGCCAGATCGATCGCTTCCTGCCCGATCAACTGGTGCAGCAGCATCAGCGAATCGCCATCACGTTTGGCATCGACGACAAAACCGAGGTTGTCGCGCGCCGCCGCCGAATGATCGACCGGCACCGGCACATCGATGCCCGCTTCCTTCATGCGATGAAAATTCCGCGCCCATTCATCCAGGCGATGCTCATCGACCGAAAGTTCAAAATGTCCCGCCGGATGGACGTAACGACCGGTGCGAATCGCATTGGCCCAGAAATACGCCACCGGCTGGCCGTTGACCTCCTTGGGAAATTTGTCCGGCACATCCGGCGACCGAGCCGCCGACAAGCCACCGAGTGCGTGCAGGTGATAAATCAATGGAACACTCCTATCGTCCAAGGACGACACCGTGGGGGTTTGTGAATCGTTCATAGGTTTTTGGAATTGAAACTGGACTATTTCCTGCCCCCGGTACGCCGGGGGAAGGTTAGGAAGGGGGTCTTCGCAATTTCCGTTAGCCGCGGGCTTTGCCCGCGTGTCTTAATTACGAAACATTCCGCGATGCGGCCCCTACCGAATGAGGAATCGCCGTTCCGCATTCCGGACATCGCCCTTCACTGGCACGAAGGTCGTATCCGCACACCCGACAATGTCCCTCGCGTTTCAGCCACCGATCTCGCCGCCATCGCCGAAACCAAAACGCTGGCATGATGAGAAAAACTAGACAGAACAACCAATGCGGGAGAAACACGCGAAAAAGATCTGGGCCAACTCTGTCATAGCCGAGGCCAAGCCATGCCAGTGAATGGGCCCGAGGGTCGAGCGGGGGCCCGGATGACATAAGAATCTTTCTTTCGTCGTACCAATAAGCCGGTCTTCTCGGCTCTCGCACTTTCACGAACATGAAAGTGCCTCTCCATGACGAGACTGCGGAAATACTCCCCGCGCTCTCCTCTTGCACGCCATCGCTAGCCCAATGGCTTCGGAGCCACAACACTCCGATCGAGAGACACAGCAATAGCGATAGCACCGACGCAATCGTAAACAACCGACGGACCATCATCACATGATACCGCGTCATGGCTTCTGACCAATTCGCGCCCCAAACCCAATCGGCCTTTGCCCCTTCGGCACTTCCATCACATCGAACACGGCATCCATATCCGTCTGCTCGATGAATTGCGCCAAAAGCGCCGGATTGCTCCAAAGCTTGGTCAGCAGCTCGGTGAGAACCGCGCGCTTCTGATCCTGCAAAGGCATTGGCACGACATACACACTGCCTACCGCTTGCGGGCCGAAGTTAAACGCCAGCAGATCATCCACCACGCTGCGGTTGAGCTGCTCGCAAACATCGAAGTGAATCAGTTCGCTGTCGGTGATCGAGTTATCGGTGTGCTGCTGGGAGTCGGCGCGGGAGCCGAATTTGCTTTCCAAGCCGGTCCGTTCGGGCCGCAGCCAGGCGCGGAACATCAGGGCGTCGTAATATTGTTGGCGGGCGATCATCCCCTGCAAATTCTGAGCGGCGCTGGAGGCTTCCAGAAACCCGATCACCCACGCGCTTTGCCCGGCCAGCGTGGCGCTGATGCGCGGATCCTCGCTGTTGGCAAAAAGGTTCGGCAGCTTCACGCCGCGCCCGGAACCAAGACCCGCCAGCACCACGTCGGCCAATTCACTGTTATCGCGCACCACGCCGTTGGCGTCCCGGCTTTGGCCCAGCGGATAATGCACCATCGGAATGATCGCCGCGATTTTGGTCGTGAGCTGCGCGGTTCGCTCATCGACCTGATTCCAATTCCACCAGACGTGCCGGGCATTTTCGTGGCGGCTGCGGCCGTAGATATTTCCCGCCTGGCCGTCATGCGTGTAAACAAACGCCTTGTGCGGTTCGAGCTGCACATCCATTTGCTCCAGGCCGGCGAAATCTCCGTGGCCATCAACCTGCACAAACGTGAAATCCGCCAGGAGCGGTTTGAGCCGCTGTAGCGTGACGGTTCCGTTTTGCACGTTCCAGACTTTTTCAAACGGCGCCCAGCCAAATTCCAAAGCCCGCATTGCTTCCACGAGAAAGCCGGTGCGCAGCGGTTGCAGTTGGGATTGAATAAATCGGCTGCGGTCGGCGAGCTGGCGATCCAGCGGATCGGTCTGCACGCCGTCACCAATAGTTGGCCGGCGAACTTTTGCCCCATCGGGCCGGCGCATTTCCATGCCCCAGCTTCCCGCGAGAATCGGGGCGGTGACGATGGATTTGGCCAGCGCCAATGTCGGATGCGCGCTCATGCGGCGATATACCGCGTACGTCCCCGGCAGCGGCGGCGCAAATCCGGGAACCTGCGACACCCCAAACGCGGTTTGCACCGCGCCCTGCGGGCCGGTGGATTCGCCGCTGGTCGGGCGGCGACGGAATAGGTTTCGGAGGAGTTTGGTCATAATTGTCCGTGGTCAGTTGTCCGTCGTCAGTTGTTAGTTGCCCGAACGATGTGGTTGCCTTCTTCAGCAACTGACAAAGGACAACTGACGATCTTGTTACATCACCGCAACTTCCCCGCCGATGGTTTGTCCGCGGCGGATCGGCAGCAAATAGTAAATCCGATATCCATCGGCATCCGACGCATGGCTGCGGGCGCGGTCGCGCTTGTCGGCTGAGCCGTCTTTGCTCCAGCGCATGAGCCGCAGATCGTCGATCAATCGCCGGCAGCGCGGGTGAATGCGGTAACGGACATTTCCGGCCGCATCGCACAGGGCGCAATTCACGGCGTTGACCCGATCGCCGACCGCTGGATTGCAGCGCGGCACTCGCATTTGATGCGGAATGCGGTTAAACCGCAGGCATTCTCTCAGCACGTCGTAGCAGCTTTCACCGCCACCGACCCACGCGCTGCCGCCGCTGGCATCGCCGAAGATTTGCAAAGGCTTATCGCAATTCCGATCCGGCAATTCACGCCGCAGCAATTCACACAAACTGTCGGCCATGCGCTTGACCGACATGCGCGGCTCGTGGATTGTCCACACCGCCGTCAGCAGATCACGGTCCGGAAAATGCTGGCCGAGAATTGCGTGCATGCCGGGGTCGATGTTGAAGTCGATCGCCAGTTGCAGCGGATGATCGGTCTCCAGCGTCAGCGAATCATCAAGATTTCGCGCTTCGTCGAAGCTGGCGTACATGCGCTGCCCGGCCGTGCCGACGGCGATGCCCTGAAGATATTGCCGGGATAATTCCTCGGTCAGTTGTTGCCGCTGCACCTCGGCAAATGCTGCCGCATGCGGATTTTCAATTGTGCCGGCGCGGTACAGCACATGATCCGGCTTCGGTTCGCGCTCAAAATCCTGGTACACCCGCGTGCCGTCCCCTTCGTGCGTGAAGGTCACCATGAACTGCAAAAACTTCGCCCGTGGATCACGCAATCGCGCATCAGCTTGAATGAAAGGATCATTCTGCGGATCGAGCGGATCGGATTTCCATCGCGCGGCTTCATCGCCCCAGATCGCGCCGACCGACCAGCCAGTGATGCGGTCCGGCGAATCGGCGGTGCGAATCAGAATCTCGCTGGGCTCTTGTTTGGTTCCCAAATCCGGCAGCACAAAACAATATCGCTTGGGATCGCTGACGAATTCAAACGCCAGGTTCATCTCCCGCATGGCCCGGCGAAGTTCGGGAATGTCAAAGTCATTGGCCAATTGATACGTCGGAGCGATCACCGCGCTTTTCACCGCCGTCGGCTGGTCGTTGGCGTCCAATGCATTATGCAGATGTAGGTCGAGCAATTTGCGGGCACCCGCCCAGGTTTTGCCCGCGAACCAACCGCCGGCCAGAGCGCAGTAGCGGTGGGTGTAATCATCCATGAACCGCTGCTGCGCCCCGGCGTTGGGTTTGAAGAGGTCGGGGTTGTCGAGGATGGTGAGCGTGGCCATGGTTATTCCCTCTCCCGACGCGCCGGGCTTTGGCACTGGCGAGAGCGCTCCCCTTGGTTGGTAGAATGTTCTCGGTGTACGATCGCCAGCTAATTCGGATAATCAAGGCGCTGCAGGGAGTAGTGCATTTCGCCGCATTCGCTGGTGGATTCCTCGCGGTGACCTTTCTTCAAGCTACGCTATTTAAGATTGTGCTGGGCCCGGTACTGGTGTCAGCGGTGCATGCGATTCCGACGGACATAAAGGCCAGCCTTGCAGGACTGACAGCATCACTTTACTGGAACGTGATTCGCCCGCAGTCCAAGCCTTTTGTGATCCGAAGGCAATATGTGTGGAGCGCCGGCCTTGGGCTTCTCACGGGCCTGTGCGCGTTCGCCCTTTTTTATGCAACTATTTTTGTTGTTCGCTATCGATGGAGACTGCTAGCCCACTCGTCCTCGCAGAAGAAAGGGCTTCGCGATGGCCTTGCGGTGATATGGCTCGTCTGCGCCATAGGGTTGCCTTGGGGCCTCGGGATTTTGGCAAGAAGAATTCTTTGGAAACCATTCCCAGAAGAAGGCGCCTGCCCAAGTTGCGGTTACGACCTGCGCGCTTCGCCGGAAAAATGCCCTGAATGCGGGACCGTGCGCGCCGCAGCTAGTCCCGCTTCACCGCCCGGCGGATGATGGTTTTCTCTTCCGGTTGCGCCGATTCGTCGCCTTGGCCGAGTTCGTGTTTGCCGAGGAAAATCTGCATCGGGACGCTGCCTTTTTCGGCGCTTTTTGTTTGGTATTGCCGCAGGCGAATTTTTCGCACCGCGCGAGATTGCTTGACCAGATCCTTAAAGCGGTGGCGTATGATCCATTCGCTGACGTCCAGGGCATCGGCAATTTCGGCGGCCGGAGCGCCCATTTGCGCATACGCTTCAACTTTCTTTCGATCAATCTCGATGCGTGGCTTTCCTATGTGAGCCGCCTCCCACTCCGATCACCCCCAATCGCCGGGCATCCTCATCACGCCTCGGCCCGACGAATTCAAACCCGCCGGTGAGACGCCCCGCGCTGCCGCTGGCGGCCATGCGCCGATCCTGATGCGTGCTGGTCATCGTTCGCGGTGGTCTCGTCACACGCCACAGCGGCGAGCGGCAGCGATGACGAATCATCGAAGGATGGCTCGTCGTGCTGTAATACGGCTTGCCCGTGGACCGGTACACGCCGGCGACAAATTCGCTCATGGCGTTGCCCAGGCCGATGCCTTGAAAATCAGGCAGGCAAACCGTGCGATGTTCCCGCCAGCCGCTGCGAGTCGGATGCGGAAAAGAAAGGACCGCGGTGAAAGTGGCCGGTGAATTATCGACGAAACCGACAAAACAGGCCGCTGCCGGATGCAATTCGCTGCTCAGATAATGATGACGCTTGAATAGCGGCCACCACGAGCGATCGACGCGGCGGATTTCCAGTTCGATTTGCGGTCGACAAAGCCGCCCCCTTGCCAGCGATTGGCTGGCCATATCGACAACCCAATCCGGCTCGAGCCACGGCACGACATCGTAATGGCACGTGACGGCGACGAACCGCCGATTGATCCGGCCGCCGCGAATCGCCTTGGCCACCGCCGCCGAGCCGATCTTGGCAACGGTGCGATCCACCACGCTGGTGAATTCGTCGAACACCGTGATCGGCGTGCGATCATCAAGCAACGCCCGGGCCAGATCGCAGCGGAATTTCTCGCCATTGCTGAGCACCGCATACGGCTTGATCCAGGACGGCGGGCTGGAAAAGCCGACGGCAGTCAATGCTCCGACGATTTCCCGAATCGGCAAATCGCCGAATCCATCGACGACCGCGCGATCCGTCGGCCACTCACCGGCCACGTGCATTTGATCGCCGAAGGCCTGGCGGGCAACGGTCGATTTCCCACTACCCGATGGGCCGACGATCACGCCGATTTGCCAATTTTCTTCACCGCCCGGCACTTCGACTTTGAATCGCTCCTCGCATTTGTCGGGTAGTGTCACATCAAAAATCCCCGCCACCTGCCGCACACGGAAGCTGTCGTGCAGCGGGCACTGAACTAAAGCGTCAACAATCGGCATGTGAATCCCTCGGCGGTGAACCGATCGAACAATTCCTTCTGCTGCGCTTCGTCGCGGCATTCGACGATCACCTGAAACGTGTCGCCGAGCTGCGTCGGCGGCTGCGGACCGGCTTCCTGCAATTCGCCTAGAATCTTGCGGATTTCTTTGGCATCGAACCCGAGATCGCCGATCTGCGGATCGTTCAAAGCAGCGGCCAAAACCTCGGTGTCCCACTCCGCCAATTCCGCCGTGCGATTGTCGGCAATGGCGAACGCCGTAGCTTCCACGCCGATCAAATCGCTCCGCAGCACATCGATGTGCGTCCAACCGAGCGCCTTGGCCGCGGCGAGCGTTCCGTTGCCCGCCCGCACCACATTGTTGGCGTCAATCACGATCGGCTTTTGCTGCCCAAATCGCATCAGCGATGACATGATCGCATCAATATTCCGATCCGAATGCCGCCGCGCATTGGCCGGATCGATGTGCAGATCGGTGATGGGAACGGATTGGATGGTCATGGTTGCCGTTTCTTTGAAAAGCCGCGACCGTTGGTCGCGGTCTGGCGATCATCATTGTGAGATCGCCGGCCCCGTGGATGAATTCGCCGACGCCATTGGACTGTCGATCTGTATCACGCCGGATTTCACCTGGCCCATTTCCGTGAAAACATTGGTGACCAGTGCGGCATAAGGCGAAGTCGTCGAGCTCACAGCGGCGCTGAATGATGCGCCGGCAGGAATCGTCAGCGATGCACTGGCCCCATCGGAACTGATGGTGGCGGCGGATTGATAAAGCCACGCTCCGGCGATCACCGCCGCCCAATAGGTAACCGTCGGCGCACTGGTCACGGGAGAAAGTGGAACCGCATACTGTCCGCCGCGGAAAAAATCGTCGATGGCGGCATCGGCCTAATTCAAAGCCCGCTGAATCCGCGGCACGTTGAATGTGCTGCTGCTCGTGGATTGCGATGACCACTCGGCGACATTGTTTGTACCGAACAAATCTTCGATGTCCCCCTGCACGGCGTACCGCCCCGCCGCGGTTGCGGTCAGACCGCCGATCAGTTGCTGCAGCAGCGAACCGATCACCTGCACGAAATAAATCGCACCCGCATCGGTCGGCGTGGTCCCGCCGGAAAAGAATCCCAGGCTCTGGTTCTGCGACCACGGCCCGCCGGCCTGATAGAGATTCAGGAAGCAGCTATTGGCCGTTGTCTGCTGCACTGCGTAATACGCATCGGTGAAGCCGGCGAGCTGTGGAGCGTTGTTGGAGCCGGGGTTGTTGGCGTCATACTCCGGCAAAAAGACTATCGAAGCCGTCGGCACCGCCGTCCGCAGCCGGGTCACCAGTTGCTGCAGCGATGTCTGGAACTGGTTGGCGTCCTGGTTGGTCGGATTGCTTAGTCCCAGTGAAATCACAATGTCGGTGATGCCGAGCAACGACAGGACACCGGCCAGCGCATTGTCGCTGATGACCGAGGTGTTGAGCCATTTGAGAATATCCCAACCGGAGACATTCGCCGGTAGCAGCGTGAAACCCGGTTGTCCGGTGCTGACGACGGCGCAGCAAATGACAACATTGGAACCAGCCGTCGGCATGGCCCCCTCGAAGGTTTGCGATTCGAGGTAAATATCCTCGCCTGACGCCGGGGCGGTGAACGGAATCGTGTTTTTCAAGTACGACGGCGAACTCGCGGAAAGATTCAGCCAGCTTCCAAATCCTTTGAACGTGGCGGTGGACGAGCTGCCGCGCACATAATTGCGAACCATGCCGTTGGAGCTGGCGCTGTTGCGATACATGATGGCTTGCAACTGCAATCCACTCTGGCCCGCGAGCCAATCGACCTGGCCGAAGGTGTAGCTGGTGCGGCCGGCGATCA